CTGTTGCAGCACGATATGGTGAAACAAATCCTACACAATCTCTACGTCCTTCGACAAGAGCTGTAATCATTGTTACATGAGTATCTTGTGTTGCTTCTGTATCACCAGCACCACCACCTTTTCCACCCAGAACTAGATTAACATCTAATGATTCTGTATCTGAAAATTTATCGTATCCAAGTTCTAATTCACCAGCAGTTACAGCATAATCGTCTGTACCACCACTTAATTCATCTATTGATACTGGTATAACAGCAGTATATGCAGTTGTTATATCCGTACCCCAATTAGAACCAGCAGAAATATGATCTGTCCAATAAATAAACAGAGATTTTCTAAATAATACATTTGAATAATAAATGCTATCACCTTGTGGTGATTTTGCATTTGGATTTTTTGACATATTTCCAAATACTTCTATTACTGAAGAACCTCTTTGTCCAGCAACACCGTTGTCGTAACTAGTAATATCACCAGTTGTATCATATACAATAACATGAAGTTCATCACCTGTACCACGACCATTTTGAGTATTATAGGCTGATGTGCCAGGAGCACCATCAAAGAAATCATAAAAAGCCCATCTACGTCTGATAAAGGAATTATTTGCGATTGCGTTTTGAAGTCCAGCACCATTTGGGTCATCTTTTAAACGAATTGTTAAAACTTCACCTGTAATTACAGTTACTTCATATTCGTTAAATTCGTCTTGAGCTGCGTATGCAGAAAATGTTAATGCAATATTATCTGCTATAGTAATTGCTTTATCTAAAACAAGATTTTGTTGATCTGTTACTGTAACAACTTTAACAACTTCATCAATACCAGCACCTATTACAATATTACCAACAGCAATTGTTCCAGAATTTCCATCAACAACAAGACTTTTTGTAGCAATTGTTATTGCACCATTTACTGTACCAGTAATAGAATCATTTGTTCTAAATGATATTAAATCCCCAACATTAAATGCAAACCCAGATAAATCTGCATCATCAACTGTGACAGAAGTAGCACCAGCAGCAAGAGCACCATTAGTTAAATTACTTGCACCTAAATCTTGTTGGTAAGCAACTGCACTAGGACATATTTGAACACCTAATGAATTACCATGTGTTCCAGCAGTTCTTGCAGTCCACTCACCGTGTGAACCTTGACCATCTTGGAAACTTGCTTCGTAGTGATCGTCATCTCTGATTAATATACCAGAGTTTGCACCAGCATTTAATATTGCTGATTCTGCACGAACTACTTTTAATGAATCTGAATACTGCAAGAAATTTGCAGCTGTGAAAAAATTTTCAAATTGATTACCTGTATTTTGAGGTTTACCAAATATTTGTATTAATTCTTCTTCTGAAGAAATATTAACAATGGATGAAACTGGGCCCTTTTCGAAAGCTGCTGAGATTGCACCTATTGAGGTTGCAACGGCAGGAACGACATTGGTTAAGTCGATTTCTTTTACATGGACGCCAGGCGAAACTAGAAATGCCATATTGTACTCCTTTTACATAATAGAGTTTTCTTTATTTTAATACTTTTATTTATACTTTTCAAGTTTCTAAAAAGTTAGTTTTATATGTGTAGAAACATATAAATAAACACATGAGTACACATTATGAAAAATATAAAGATACAATTAAAAAGGTAGCTAGAAAACATTACAGAAAAAGAGTTAAATGGTTGAATGACCATCTAGCAAATGAATCCTGTGTGCATTGTCAAGAGAGTGAAAATGCATGTCTAAAGTTCTATCCTCATAATGCTGAAATTAAAAAGAAAACAAAACGAGTAGGGATTAATGAAGAAAGCCGTAAAGAAATACTAGAGTTAATGAATAACTCAAAGGTTGTGTGTTCTAACTGTTGGATTAAACTAGATAATGATTTGATTGAGTTTGATAAAAACTTATTTTAATTACCAATCAGAATCATGAGTACGTACTATAGGTGAGAACCTTGTACCATACTCATCAACTACCTCACCAATATTTTCATCTTCTAATCCATCTACAATAAATCCAAACGGAGCCATATCTTGTTCTATTTGGTATTGTTGGTCTTTATACATTCTTTCTCTGATATCATTGTCTGTTAGTTCTTTAAAGTATGTCTGGTCTATCACCCACCCAAATATAAACATACATGCAACTAAGTCATCATTACATCCACTATCAGCCTCAAAAGAACTTCCTTTAACAATAAATGTAGATAGTTCATTAATACAATCAAAGTCTTCTATAATTAGTTTATTATCCTCTACCATCTGTTTAAGATTGGAACACCCTATTTTTTTAACAGCCTTAGTTGTTCTTACTCCTAATTGTGCTTTACCACCAGAGAACCCACCACCAAGAACTTGTCCAGCACGTCCTCGCATAGATGCCATAATTAAATTATCATACTCTAAATCAAATTGCATTGCAGTTGCAACCTGTTCTCCTATATCATTTATTTCTATTAAGACAAATGCTTGGTTGTATGCACGAGCAACATCATAGATTTTATTAGGAAAGAGAAGAGGTTTTACATCATTTGCTCTATACTTTGCAGCTATTGTGTAGGGAATAGTTGTTACATCAAACACGATATATGCAGAGTAATCATTTGATGTACCCCTTGATACGTCAGCAGTTATCAGATATGTGTGGTCTTTTTGTGGTGCAATGTGTACATCTAGTCCAGCATTAGATTGTATAGGTTTCTTATAGGTTAACATCTTTAGTTTAGATGATGTGATAAGTGTATCAATAGAACCAAGAAACTCACACTCAAACTCTGTTGCAAACTGAGATTCACTAGTGTTTGCAATCGTTTGTTTCTTCCATTTCTCATCACGGCCTGGTACTTCACTCCAATGTACCTCAATAGGAATGTATTCGTTTCGTTTTTCCTCTGCATCTACCCATAGCTTATAGAACATATTCATACCATGAGGAGTCGATACTATCATAACTTTTGTAGTTTTTCCTGAAGATATCGTAGGATACACGGAACTAAAGAACTGTTCTGCAACATTAGAAGGAACATATGCAAACTCGTCTAAGAATATAATGTTGTATGAACCACCCCTGACTGCACTAGCAGACGTAGATGATGCAAGTATCTTAGAACCATTCTCTAACTCAAGAGAACCTTTGTTCCATGACATCACTCCTTGTTGTAACCATTTTGGTAAATGCTCGTATGCAAGTTGTAGTCTTGATAATAAATCTCTCGCAGTTGCAGCTTTATTTGCAAGGATTGCTATGTTGACACTATCGTTAAATAATGCGTAGTGTAATAGATAGGATACCATAACAGTAGATTTACCAGACTGTCTAGGTAGTTTACAGATAGTAAAACGATTATTATGAAACGTACCAACCATTTCTTTTTGGAATGGATACATCTTAAAAGGTATAAGACCTTCATCTAGAGAAACAATTCGTACATAGTTCTCTATGAAATACTGTGGGTCTTCCATACACTTTGCATACTCAGAGAGTTGGTCGTTAGTCCACTCTTGAGATATGTTTGCTTTCTTGAGGTTTGGATTACCTAGATATTGATTATTATTCTCTGTCATTTTTCATTGCTTCTATATCTTCACGATTTTTAATAATGTGTCTATTTTGATTCTTATCAATAAGAGCTTGTAGTTTTTCTGCTTTTTCTTTTTCTGTATCTAAGTGTACATCATTCTTTATAACCTTTTCAAGTTTTAACATTGCAATTCTTTCGTTTGGTACAAATCTCCAAAGATATCCTTTGTTGGAGTATATACCAAAAACAGTTTCGGACATTCCAATACTTACAATTATTGCATCTGAACCATCTAGTATTACATGGTCGCCTGCATTAAATGCTTTGTTCATTTTAAACTTCATACCTTTTGCAATACCAGTTGCCACATCCTTTATCCAGATTGCAACAATTAAACTAATAAGTATTCCAATCCAAGGCAATAGAAAGTCTGTTAATTGCATGGTTTGATCATCAAGCATCTGTTTTTCCTTTTAACATCTTTTGTAATTCAGCAGTTGAACCTACGAATAACGCATTGGTTACATTCTTTGGTGCGTTGTTAGGAACGTCTTTTAGTTTCTTCATCTTTGCCTGTAAATCACCAAGTTTCTCTGTAACCTCTGCAACTGATTTGATTAGTTGTCCAGCCACTTCATATGTTCTTGGGTGTTCACTCTCTCTTGCAATATCAAGAATACCATCTATCGCATCTTGACCTCGTTCTATAAGACTATAGAAGTTTTGTCTTTGATACTCATAGTCTTTATCAATATCGTCATCACCAACAGGAACTACCTTTTGTTCCCTCGTAACAACGGGCTCAGTAACTTCTGCAACAACACCTAGAGTATTGTTTAGAATATCTGTAGAGTTTTTCACTACTCATCACTTCCTGTTTTTGGATTAAAGACTTTAGCATCTTCGAAGAAAGATGTTGATTCATTAAATCCAAAATCATCATCTGCATCAGCAGATGCTGGTGAAGGTGTAACAGTATACCTTTGTTCACGTTTAGGTGATTGGTCTGGCATATCTGTGTATTGGTCAACTTGAACAGTCTTAATAACACTTGAAGAAGTAACAGGGCCATATAGATAGAATTTTGCAGTAAATGTCATAGTGTATATGATTGCACGTCTTTCAGTAAAGTCCCCTTGATAATTATCTTCATAACTTACGTCATTAAGAATAATAGGAACATCTCTCTTGATACCCATGTCAGCCATATCATTAATTGTTAATGTATAGTCTGGTTGAAAGTATGGTAGTATCTGTTCTACAATCTGTAATGCGTCATCTGAATTCTTTGCCATTGCATATAAAGTAAACGCAATATTATATGGTACTGGCATAAATTGTGTATCTAGTTTATCTGCATTATCAGCTGATTTCTTTACTTTTCTAAATTTTTGAACACGATTTAATTTTCTTGAAGGGTCATAAGTAATTCCATTCATTTCAAAACCAAGTCGTGGTAATGTAACAGCAACTTTAGATGCCAGAGCAGGGTCAGAGTTTAATCTTGCAAGGAACTTCTGTTGTGGCCCATATGCAAGTGGTACTTTCATAGACTGTACTATAGCACCAGCACTATTCTTTCGTACTATCTGAATATTATTGAATAGTGTTCCAAAAGAAACAACTATCTTTCGCATTGTTTCGTGGTAAAATTGTTGTCCTAACATTATGTGCCTCCAGCATCACCAAACGGATTGTTTTCTGAAAAATCTAATATATCGTCATCTAATGAATCAAATAATTCATTTTGAGCAGTTTTATCTGTACTCATATCTCCTACTATATAGTCCTCCTGAATTAAGTATTCTGCATTACCAGTATCAGCTGCATTTTCAAGAAGAATATTTGTACCAAATGATGGTGGGTCTATAGTAACCAATGTTGAATCTACAGTAGCAGTTGTTGAATCAAGTGTATAAAAAGTATTATCTATAGTAAATGCTTCACCTACAGTACTTGCTTGTTCAAGTGTAAATTGGAATTCAGCAGTACTTACACTTAAACTATCTTCTATTGCATCTATCTCAGCAATACCAGTATCAATAATCTCTTGACTATATTCATACTGTTTACATCTTAATTTGTAGACTGGGTTGTTATCTAATTGATGGAATGGTTCATCATGGTCTACAAAACTTACTTCAAAAACTTTTGTTAATACTGGGTGAAAAACTAAATCACCTTCTAGTGGTCTGTCTGCATCTGTAGCTGCAGTATCTTGTATGATATAAAAACTACCATCACCACTCACAGTTGTCAAGTTAGATGAATTTCCTACTTGGTCTATTGTTGCAGTTTCTAATAGAATACTACCACCAGTCGTATCCGTCCCAGATTCAATCTGAACCTGTCTATCTAAATCTTGAAATCTTTCTTTGGAAACCACGAAGGTAATCTCATTACGATTTTCTAAACCGAACTGAGTCATTATTTCTTTGTCGCCTGCATAACCCTCACCATCTTCAACATACATCTCAATTGGGTGTTGTGTGTTGAATTGATTTAAAGTATCTTCACCAAATAAAGTATCTTCGTTTACGGATTGTCTGTCCATATAAAAAACATCATGTCCGTATATCTGAATTGCTTCTTTAATCAAATTTTGATAAAGAGTTCTTTCAGATGCAATTGAAGATAAATTGTTTGTATGAAATGCACTATTAACAGCCATTGATTATCCCTTTATCATTAAGTCTGGGTATTGCATTAAATCTATTTTTTCTTCTAACTTTTGAATTTCTTCTAAAGCTTGTGTGTAGATAGTTTCACCATTCATAGTAACACCACCTAACATTGCAACACCACCAAACTTAGAAAGGTTTGCACCCCATTGTTGTTTGATAAGAGCTGTTGTGTATCTTTTTAAATGTATATCATCAAACATATCTGTGTATGAAGCTGGATCTACTTTTCTATAACATTCTATAATAAGATACTCGCCAACAGTTACACTTTCCCAATCCATATCTAAGTATAAACGATTTTGGTGTTCGTTAAAACGAATAGGAACTTCACCTACCAATATATGAGATAGATGGTCTAGTTGTTGCATAGTCATTTCATATTGTAGAATAGATGTAGAACTAAAATCATATAAGTCATTTAGTCGTAATTGATATCGCATATCAAACATACTATTTGTTGATGAATCATCTAAAGGAAAAATTTGTAATACGGATATTACAGAGGAAGGCATAGGAATATAATTCTTACCCTCTTCAAAACTTGAACTTACAGAACTATCTAATGTATCTGTTGCAGTAGTTGTATCATTAGACCTAGCTCTATCTATATCAGCTTGTGTTAATACATGTTTAAGATACATTTTTTCTACACCATCATAGTGATAATGTGAGAAGTATTGTACTGCTTCATCAATTCTATCATCTACTTGGTCATCTGATACATTAATGTCTATTACACCAAATCCTAATGCTCTTAGACAGTAACTTTTTAATGTTGCTTTTGAATTTGGAATCGCCATGTTATTTCCTTTTTAATACTATTTATAACAACTTAACCTAGTGCAATACCTATTGCAGTCGCATCATCTAATGCAGCACCAGCAGTTGTCATTGCATCACCGTTTTCATCTACAAATGATGTAGCAGTTAACGCACCAGATGATGAGTTAAATGATAGATTAGTTCCACTTTTTGCAGCTAAATTACCACTTGCAGCAGTAGCAAATAGTGGGAAACATGTTGTGTCTGAAGATTCATCTGCAACATTAACTAAAGATGATGTACCCTCAATCGTTGCAGTAATATTTGTAACAGATAGTGTGTCTGTTGAAGGGTTGTAAGATATTCCAGCATCTGTTTTAAGTGCTTCTGCTGTTGCACTACCGTTGTTATCTGCAACAAATGTTAAGAAGAAAGAATCATCTGTAGCATCTGATACTGTTTTAATTGTATTGGCCGCAGTTGCTAATGCAGCTGTACCACTTGTATTTTGATTACCAGCAGCATTAACGCCAGGCAAATTAATATTTGCACCACCATCAAATGAAACACCACCAAGTGTTCTTGAATTTGCAAGTAGGGTAGCGGTATCTGCATTACCAGTAACATCTCCTGTAACATCACCTGTAACATCACCAGTAAGGGGCCCTGCAAATGCATCACTCGTTACTGTACCATCAAAGAACGCATTTTTAAATTCAAGACTACTTGTACCCAAGTCAATGTCATTATCCGTTACAGGAATAATCGCACCATCTATAAGTTTTACTTGATGTGCGTTTGCGGCATAGAAGTGTATTTCGTCAGCAGTTTCAAAATCAATCTTAGTTTGGTCATCTTCACCAATTTTTATGTCAGTTGCAAGTAAAGACGTGATAGTGGTTTGTGCAGCTGTTAGTGCAAAATCATAAGTACCATCTCCATCTTGATAGGTAACTGTAATACCTGTTTCAGTATTACCACTCACCATAGCACCAACTGTATCTTCTATAACCTCAGTTAAATCTATGTTCGCAGTACCGTTAAAAGACACTCCGTGAATTGTTCTTGCAGTTTCAAGTGCAGTAGCAGTAGCTGCATTTCCAGTTGTATCTTGATTTAGAGTTCCAACAACAAAATCTATTGTTCCATCAGCATCATCATATGTAACAGAAACACCTGTTTCAGTATTACTAGTAACCATTCCACCAATAATATCTTGTACAGTTTCAGCAGATGCATATTTGTTTGTTGAACCTTCTGTTAAATCGTCAGTATCAAACCCTGTGAAGTTTCTAGTATTTAAAAATATACCCCAACCCATAAAAGCATGAACTGAACATTGATAAAATAAAACAGGTGGTGTGGTGTCAGTTGGTATAATTTGTGTGTATGCACCAGACTGGCCTGGAGTTCCATTTGTTGTTACACCAGTTGTGTATGCAGTTGACTTATCTGCTTCAAAGTAAAATCTTAATGGGTGTCCACTATTACTTGAATCTGATTGGTCAAACCTGTATGTATTTTTTGGAAGCATTTGAAGATATGGAGCAAACACATCACCAATTTTATAACCGTTTGAACTGCCTGCACCAAAATAAGGGTGTGAAGAATCTTTAGTTCCAACTGTTACTGTAAGTGTTTGAACACTAGCACTATAAGGAAGGGCTGTATCTAATTCTAAATTAGGGTCTGAACCTACAAACTTTCCAGTAGTAGAATTAAACTTTAAATATTTATTATTGACCTTTGCTGTATCTCTATCAACATCATCTAGAAACTCAAGTCTTACTTCACCACCACCAGCACCAGACATTTTTGATGATGCAATTTGTTGACTAACAAGTGACCTAAAGTTATCAAACTCTTGTCTTATTGTACCAATCTCATTTAACTGTTCTTTAACCTCTGTCTTAGATTTCATATCATCTAAGTTAGCAATAACATTAGTGATAAGTTCTTGTGTTGCTTCTACAGTTTGTTCTTTAGTTGGTAATGCTTTTTGTTTAACTTCTGTTAATGCTTGAGTTATATCTAATGGAGTATTTTTAGCAGCTGTAACTAAGTTAGGTGTTACAACTTCTTCCTTCTGCATCTCTTTCGTTTTCTTCTTCATCTTCTCAATGTATGTACGATAGATTGCAGCCTCTGCTGTCTTACCCATTTCTTTTGCACGTTGTTCCATTGCGATTGCAGCTTGTATCTTGTGTGCGTGTTTCTTACCAGAACCTTCTATCTTACTAACACTTGCTCTTGCAGTTTCAACATCTTTGAAACCTAGACCTTGTATTGTTCCTTTTGGATTTTCGTCTGTATATAAATCAGAGTGACTATCTGAACCAGCAGGTTGACCTTTCTTGCGTGGTATTCTTGGTACTTCTACTAGACTTGAGAATAAATTTTGAAGAGCTTCTAGTTTATTATCTTCTTCCTCTTGAGTAACAACTTTTGGATAGATATCTTCAACTTGTAATTTTAATGTGTCTGTATCTTCAACTTCTGGTGGTGCATCAAGGATAGCACCGAAGGAAGACATCAAACCAGCAAACGCACCTAGTTTATCTTCATCTTCTGTCGATAGTGATTTTGTTTCTACTATAGGTTCTTCAATAACTATATCAGCAATTTGAATAGCTTTAGGTTCTTCTAATGTAATTTCTTTTTTAGGAGTTTCGTCAATGACTTTTACAACTTCTTGTACAGACGTAAGAAAACTATCAAGTTCTTTTACTTGGGATTCAGTCTTAATTTTGTTTTCTTTATTCTCTATTTTTGCATGTTTAGCTGCATCTTCAAGTTCTTGAAATAAACTGGCTAAATCTGATTTGGTTGCAAGATTTACGTCTGACATGACAATCCCCTTTTTACTATTTATATAAAGAGATTATCCTATATTTTATACGCCAAGTCATTTTCACCTGGCCATTCAACTCCAACAGCAGGTTTTCCTAAAGATTGAAATGTA